TCTTTATCAGATCAACGACACTTCGTTCGTTCCGAACATTGGCATATAGTTGATGGTGAATTGGAAATGGAACTTGAGTTTGATGATGGATTTTCTACATCAAATGTTTACAGATCTGGTGACAGTATTGACATTCCTACTATGACTTGGCATCATGCAACAAATGTTGGCTCAACCCCAGTTAAAGTCATTGAAGTTTGGATGGGAAATACCTTATCAGAAGAAGATATTGAAAGAAGATAACATTATTATTTTGTAGTAGATAAATCTATTATATCACACTGGAAACATATGTCAACTCTTTTTTTATAAATATACAAAAATAATATTAAACAAAGGAGAAAAAGATGGCTTTTCAGTTATCGCCGGGAGCTCGTAATGGTACACTTCAGTCATTAGAGACAACAGTCGGTGCAAACCCTATCTTAACTATCGCAACAGGCGCGGTACCTACGGAATGTGCTTCAGCAAACACTGGTAACATTGTTGCAACTATGATATTGCCTACCGAATGGTTAGCAGTACCATCAGGTGGTGTAATTCAGTTATCTGGTAATTGGCAAGACTTATCTGCTGATGCATCAGGTACAGCGGGTTATTTTAGAATACATCAAAGTGATGGAACAGTATGTCATATGCAAGGAACTATTACAGCCTCAGGCGCTGGTGGAGATATGCAGTTAGATAACACTAACATTGCTATTGGTCAGCAAATTACTATCACAACATTTTCTATTACAGCCGGTGGCGCATAAGGACTAAATAAATGTCCGCAAATGGCGTATTTACATCAACATTAGATCTCAGCTTCTTTGGAGGTGGTTTTTCAACTATCGCTGGAGAGGCTTCTAGTACATTTGACTATACATTTAGTTCTGATGTTTTTGTACCGGTACTTGCTGAATTAAATCAAACATTAACATTTGATGTTCAGGCTGGTATTGTAACGCCGACGGTATATGGTGAATTTAGCGGTAACATTGACTTTACATTAACAGAGCCTGCTCGAATTGAGTTTGGTATTCAGAGTTACTTATATTCTGGTAATAATGAAATCAACTTTACCTCGTCCTCGAGTGGTTTTTCAATAATTGCTGGTTCAGCAGATATAACATTTCCGATTACAATATCTGGTACTATGGCTCAATTTACATTGGGTCAAACTACTGGAGCCTTTGGATTTGCACTTAATTCAAAAGTAATTAACTATACACTTACAAACAGAGCACGATCTGGTCCAAACTCTATAGAACTAACCCGTACCATGGAAAACGACATAGTTATACGTAGAGTATCAGAACCTAACGATATAAGATTAAAAGACACTGGTTTGACTAACGCTGAAGTTAGAAACTAATTATTTTAATAAATAAAAGTAAACCTTGGAGATAAACACATGGCGGCGAATTTTTACATAAAGCAAAACGACACTGCTCCGTCCATTGAAGCCGTTTTAACAGACTCAACTGGTCGAGCAAAATCATTGATCCTTGCTTCGCAAATAAAGTTTAATATGTCAACAGAAGAAGGCTCAAGCTTAGTTAATTTGGGTACTGCATCCATTATTAATGCTACGAAGGGTATAGTATCTTATCCTTGGCAAACAGGCGATACATCAAACACAGGAATTCATAATGCTGAATTTCAAGTAACATATACTAATGGTCAAATTGAAACGTTTCCTAACTCAGGATACATCAAAATAATCATTAGAGAAGAGTTAGGATAAGATATGGCACTGCCTCATTCCAGAGAAGATTTTAAAGATTTTATTTTAAGAAAGATCGGTGCGCCGGTAATTCAGATTAACGTCGCTGATGAACAAGTTGACGATCGTGTAGATGAAGCTATTTCTTTTTGGAGAGATTATCATTATAATGGTAGTCAATTAGTTTATCTTAAGCATGAAATTACTCAAGCCGATAAAGATAACGGATACGTTCCTCTGCCAAAAGGTCTGTTAGGTATTTCAAAAATATTTGGTTTTGATACTAATATTTCCACAGGTACTGGTATGTTTAATGTTAATTATCAATTCGTTTTAAATAACATACAAGATATGACTAGTTATTCTATGCAGACTTATTACATGACAATGCAACATATTGAGTTTATGCAAGAATTACTTGTTGGTAAACCAATGATACGTTATAATAAGTATGTAAACAAATTACATATCGACACTGACACTAAACAGTGGGTAGTTGGTAACTTTATTATTATTGAAGCATACGATATTTTAGATGAAGATGCATATGCTGAATTATGGACAGACAGATGGCTGCAAAATTATGCTGCAGTTTTAGTTAGAGAACAATGGGGCATGAACCTTACTAAATTTAATCAAATGACTTTGGTTGGTGGAGTACAGTTTAACGGAGAGCAGATATTATCAGAGGCAAGGGCTGACAGAGAAAGAATAGAAGAAGACGCAATACGATCACTTCAACCTCTTACCTACAATTTTATTGGATAAGTTATGGCAACGAACGCATTTTTTAGAAACCACGATAACGTATATGAACAAAATTTAATTGACGATTTAGTTATTGAGTCGATTAAGATTTATGGTATAGATGTTAAATTCATTACGAGATTACATCAAAACATTGATAAGATTTTAAACGAAGACGATTTACCGACGTTTGATAAGTATTATGATTTTGAAGTATACATTAAAAACGTTGATGGATTTGAAGGCGAAGGTGACTTCCTATCTAAGTTTGGTTTACAAATTCGTGACTCAATTACATTCACTGTTGCTATACGTACCTTTGAGCAATACGTTACACGCGAACAAGATACGCGATTACGTCCACTTGAAGGCGAAATGATTTGGATGCCACTCAATCAAAAAATGTATAAGATCCAACACGTTGAACATGAAAGTGTATTCTATCAAACAGGTGCATTACAAGTATACGATATGAGATGCGAATTGGCTGAATACTCTGGTGAAACATTCGATACTGGCTATTATGAAATTGATAATTACTTTGGAGATATTGATACATCGGCAAATACGGTTACATCTCTTACATCATTACAAGGTGTTGACCCACTTGCTAATAACTTTGATTTTGAGGATCAAGCAGATGATATATTAGACTTCTCTGAAATGGACCCATTCAGCGAAAACATTTCTATACAGGATTAACAATATGGCAATCGCAAATTATTTTTATAATTCAACTACGAGAAAATACGTAGCGTTATTTGGAACACTGTTTAATCAGTTAAAGATCCAAAGACACGATAATGCAGGTGTACTTAAAAAAGAAATGATTGTTCCTTTGGCCTATGCTCCATATCAAAAGATATTGGCAAGGGTTGCTGGGGATCCTGATTTAATTAATAGTCGTCGACCTGCTATGACGTTACCGAGAATGTCTTTTGAAATACAAAACATTTCATATGATCCACAGCGTAAGTTAACTACGACAGGTAAAATGATTAAACGTGGTAAATCAGAAACAGATGACGCTCGACCTTACGTATATAACCCTGTACCATATAATTTAGATTTTTCTTTATACATTATGACAAAGTATTCAGAAGATGCTACTAAAATCTTAGAACAAATTATACCGTTCTTTACACCAGATTGGACCGTTGGCGCCAAGATGATACCAGACTTAGATCCTATTGATGTACCTGTTGTTTTAAACAGTGTAACTATCGAGGATCTTTATGAAGGTGCGTTTGATGAAAGACAAATGGTTTTACACACGCTTACCTTTACGCTTAAAGGTTACTATTTTGGACCAGAGAAAAAGAAACAAGTTATTAAGTTCATTGACGTTGATATGTTTAATGGCACTGATGCTGATTCTCCATTCCTATCAGGCATTGATATTCAACCCGGTTTATCATCAGCAAATACCCCAATAACTGACGTCGGCGAAACGGCAACCGCAGTATCAGCGTTAACGACAGGTTCAGTAAGCAGTATTACATTAACTAATGATGGTGAAAATTATAACGCAAATACTATTGTTACTATTGGCGCACCTGACGTAGCGAACGCAGACATAACATCAACTATAACGAATAGCGCAGTGTCTGACGTGACAATCAATAATGGCGGAGGTTACTTCAGTAGTTTACCAACAGTGTCTGTAGGGCTCCCA